CGGCGTTCCAACCTGCAAGGTCGCTGCGTTCGTGTGGAAACGGAGGTAGCCATTGCCAAACTCCAACACCATCGTTTGGGTTGTGCTGTAGGTGAACGGGATGATTCGCGTCTTCTTGGTGCTGTCCTTAACTTCTTTGACGAAGCGAGTGCCGGGACGGTTCTCTGCTGGCCCTTGCGGGGTGGCAATGAAATTGAGCAACTTTGCCGCGCCAGTTTGAAACTTGACATCGTCAAGACGACCGAACATCTCGGGTGACAACTCACCGCCGGCGAAGGAACGGAAGAATGTACGCGTTGTTGGCATGTTTATCTCCCGGCTGACCAAGGAACAATGTGTTCAACCTTGATGTTTCGCATGTTCGCATCCGAAGAACGCGCTTGTGACAGATACCCAGCCATCATTTGCATGCAACGCTTTGCCTCTGCCGCACCAATGTCGCCCTTGACAATCGGGCCTGCAAGCAAGGAAGCCAACTTCCACGACAGCGTCATCACAAAGAGCGGCGTGAACTTGGTAGGGTCGGACACAAGCGACTGATATCGCAGCATCGCGTTCTCTTGGTTCGTGTAAATCACGCTGTTGCCAAGGTCATCTGCCTCAACGCAATACTGCTGCGGCACATACTGACCACCCACCACCACCGGGGCGTAGTTGTTGCCGAATCCAGGCGAATCGGTGAAGATGAACTGCGACGAATAGTCGGCGTTTGCGTTTGGTGGCAACACAGACACGATGGTCATGCAGTCACCTGGTGCGGCGTATGCGTACTTCCACTCAGGCCACAGGTTGGTGACAAGTGCAAGGTTGACACGTTTAGAACCGAAGTTCCAATTGTGCATTTGCAACAGCGAGTCACGGGCAATGGGGTAGAAGCGGCTGCACAAAGACGCTTGCACGGACGCTTCAGGTGGGTTGATGCTTGATACAGAAGCCTCATCCCCGATGTGTGATAGTGCTAGGTTGCAAATATCGACTTCTGAACTCAATTTTATCGGCTCCTTTCAACGTACGTAATTGCACGGGCAAGCGTCAAAATGTCATCTCGAAAGTGTCCAAGACCAATATTGCAATAATGGCAAAGCAAGCCGCGTATTTGATTAGATTTATGGCAATGATCAACATGAAACACAGGGCCGCAACGTCCAACCTTTCCACCAGGATCTGGTGATCCGCAAATTGCACATCCCATATTTTGTGCTGCAAGCATGGTGTCGTAATCCAACTCCGACATTCCGTAAGTTCTTTTCAACTTTGAACGTCGATTAATTTTGGCTTGTGTAAGCGGCTCAGTATCTCTTCGTGCCTTGGAAAGTTTGCACGAACATGATTTGCATGATGAAAGTACGCCGCCAACAGCCTTTGCATGTTTAGAGAATTCGCTGCGAGCCTTGTATTGCTTGCAGGTAATGCATTTCTTTGGATCTTTTCCAACATAACCCATAGAAACCTCCTAGAAACAAGGGGGAGTCGCGGTTGCCCAACGACTCCCCCATTGCATCAATCAAATCAAAGAATCACTCCTCACCAATGTCATCAACTTCAACGCGCTTGCCCTTGGTCTTCCACTTCCTTCCGGAAGCATCAACCGTAGGCTCGCCGTTGCCAACGCCCCTGACCAATTCCAGGCACTCGTTGGAGTCACCGTTGTATTCAAAGACATCACCTTCCTCGCGGATTGAGTTGTCAACGAAACACTTCACTAACGCTTTGTACATTGGCATGGATGATTCCTAATTAAGCAACAGTGAATCCAGAGGCGTAGAACTTCTTGCCGTCCTGAACGTCCTTGGTGATGTAGCCACAGTAGGAACCGGCAGATGCCGTTCCGATGACGATGTAGCGCAACCCGAGATACCGAGCAGCCTTGGACGATTCCGTGGTTGCGTTGTATCGCAGAATTGGGTTAAGAGTAATTGTGTGAACCGAACCAATGGTGAGCGCAGCAACTGGAATTGCTCCGGTTGATCCACCAACAATAACACCAGCGGTCAATGCAGTGTCGGTTGCGTAAATCGCATCCCACTGCACCGAGGTAGCACCAGTCACAGCAGCGACAACGTGGATCATGAAGAACAATTCTTCACCTTCACCGATATCGCGAGCAATACCCAAGTCAATCGGATCGGTTGACACGGCGGTTGCAGCCGCAGTGGTCAAGAGCGCGAGTCCGGTCATGGCTCCGGTTGCGGGAACTGCTCCTGCAACAACTGACAGTTGATCAATAAACATGTGAGTGATTCCTTTCTAGGAAGTAAATTTAGGAGACAACGGATTCGGTGTTGAGCAAGCAGTCCACGCGACGGATCGGAATACCTTGGAACGACAGGTAATTACGAGCAGTACCAAACTGCGACAGTGCTGGCTGAACGGCCAACGCGGCCTGTGAACGGTCGAGGGACTGAACTGCCAAACCGCTGTGAACGGTACGGTTCATGTAGAACGCTGCACGACCCGAATCAAGGTTCGGGATCTTGTACATCGCACGCATCATCAACTTGGTCAGTTGAGTACCGGCAGATGCGGCCTGTGTGCCAGTGCCGGCAACAACGTCAGCAACCAACAGGTTTGGGATGCGGACAACGTAACGCCAGTCCTTGACAACAAGACCGCTCTTCCACTGGTAGCGGGTTGCGTAGGCTTGCATGCGGTTTACACCGTCATACACGGTCTGCTCGCCGAGGTCTTCGTGAACAAGTCCTGCCTTGGAACCCTTAGGGAACGGGCAGTACACGGTGTTGTCGCCCCACACAACGAGGTACACCGAGGTGTTGAGTGAGCCGGCCGTTGCACCACCAGAGATGATGTTCGTTCCGTTGCCAGCCGTGGTGGACGAGTAACGAGTGGCAAGACCAAGGAACTGCTTTGGATCTGTGGCAGGGTTGCCATAGAACATAGTCGTTGCTTGGGTTTGGTTCATTGCCTCAAGGAATGCGTTGTCTTCGGACAAACGGAACTGAGCCGTGTTGCCGTTGAGCATTGCAAGATCCTTGTCAACTTCCGAACGAGCCTCAAGCATGCCGCATGCTTCGTCAACTTGAGCGGTCGTTGACTTGCTGTTTGGGATGCCCTGGTTGAGGGAACGCCAATAGGCGGTTGGAAGACCAGTACGAACTACCACGCGGTCGCCGGTCGGCAAGTTGCCTTCCTTGAACACGCAGTCTTCGAGGATTTCGTTGGATTGCGAGAGGAGTTCAGCCACAAGTGCGACTCGACCTTCTGGATCAGTGCGCTTCGCCCAGTCGGCGAGTGTCAGATTGTTGTTACTGTTTGCAATTACTGCCATGAGAGTAGTTCCTTATAATTAGGACTGTTTGGGATAAAGAAAGGCCGCTTGGCTGGCAAAGTCGCGTGGTTGTGCCTGTGTAGGGGCAGCACCATTTGCCTGTCCAACATAGCGATCTTGTGCAATAGACTTGCCTGCTCTGAACATGAACCGGATGAACTCCGGGTGATTGCCCAAGCCAGACTCGTTAAGTAGTGACCGTAGTTCCGGTGTCCCGAACTGATCGAGTGCCTTCTTTGCTGTTGACAAATTCTCTGTCAACTTATCGCCACCAAATTCCTTGTCGGAGCGTGACGATTCAATCCACTGATTGCGTAGGCCTTCAATCTGTTGGGCTTGACGCTCCGCCATCTTTGGAGCCATCTTGTCAAGTACCTTCTGTGCAGCGTCTTGGGTCAGGTTCAATTCCTTTGCAACCTCTGAGAATGCGGTCAGCACCTCAGCGTCAAATTCCTTGCCTTCTGTAGCCTTGAATTCGTACTTTTCAGGTGCGCCTGCTGGCTCGTCACCCTTTGGTGCTTCAGTTTCGACAGCCTTGGTTGCATCCGCAACTTGCTGTTCCTGTCCTTCAGTCGCCTTGCCACCATAAAGCGCGTCAGCAATGCTGATTTCGCTCTTGGGTGCTGACTCAACAGCAGCACTGCTATTGGTTGTTGGTGCTGCTGCTGTCGTTGTTAATGTGTCTGTCATTGTTGTTCTGTTCCTTCACCATCGTTGGGTACAACTCGGGGCAAAGCGTGTGGATCATGTCGAGCGTCCGTAAGCCAAAGTTCCGGTTACCCTCTGCAAAGGACATTGTCATTGCATTGGTATTGAAACTAAGCCTAAACACACCTGCCTGATCCAGTAGCCGCCACAAGAATCGACGGCCACGCTTGCTACTCATAAGCCACTTAATATCCGATTCCTCGGCATCTCTAGTCAGTTTGTCGCGCAGATCGCGTTCCGCTTTCGTGCGCTCTTGACCTTTAATGTCGAGCGGGTCGTAGTTGCTCATTGGATAAAGTTAACTCTGTCAATGTTTAATACGGGTACTCATACCTGCGAAGGTGATGGTGACCCGTACCCTGAGAATTGATTCATCACATCCATGAGTGCATTGCTGTTGCCTCCAGTTGGTGACGATGCCAAGTTCTTGGCAACTTCGCTTTGCTGTTGCATCGCTGCAACCTGTTCCTTAGCAGCCATTGCCTGCGCTCGCGCCTGACGAATTACGGCAACTTGCTTGTCAGCCACAATGAGTGACGGATCAACACCAAGCATGTCGCTGTATGAATCAGCCCACTGGTCAGCGTCGAACTTGTCGAGAACATCAGGCTTGAACGACGCGACTTGACCGAGGTTTCCAACGAATCTGTCAACGCTGTTAGTTCCGATGGCTCGTTGAGCCTGTGCAAGCATTGACACGAACTCAACGCTCAAGTCCATGCCTTGTAGTTCGGGCGGTGCTGGCGGGACAATGCCGGCGCGAACCATGTTGGTGAATGTCATGTCAATGAGCGGGTCAAGCAATTCGTTGTGCAAACGCTCCAGCACAGGCCCGAGCATCAGCAACTTCTCCTCATGCCGCTCTGCCACTTCGGTCGCCGTCATGCGGGTGTCGGTGGCATTGGCAAGCATCAGGAACAAGTCAGCGTAGAACGCACCACGAACGCGCTCGCGAACATCTTGGATGTCGCCGAGCAGATGCTGTAGGTTGAGGTTGACTTCAAATGCAGTCTTGATACCGGAATTGACACCGTCCACAAAGGTGATGCCACCAGGCAGCATCTCAACATCGCGGTTCTTCATGTTCGCCGGGACTTGCAGTGGCGGTTTCGTCTGGTAGTCAATGACCTGCGCCTTGCGAAACTGCTCATGCTGCAACTGCTTGATGTCTCCCAATGCCTCCATGCCTGGAGAGTTGCCGTAAATGTCACCTCCGGTAGTTCCCCACCGGGGTACAAGGCATGGGAACTGCTCAAATCCGCTTTCCGATAGGAACTTATTGTGTTCTCCACCGATCTCAAAGTACCAACTGCCGTACGGCATATTTTTGTTGTCACGCTTCTTGATATCACGGTCAGCGCGTGGTTCAATCGCATGAATGATGGTAATCCATTGGTCAAGGCTTCCCCTGTCGTATTGATTCTGAACGCTGATGGAGCAGTTCTTGTAGCCAAACTCCTTCACTAGTTCGGACACAGTTTTTTCAAACTCTCGGTACAGGGTGCAAACCTTGCCTTGATAATCAGTCGCAATGCAGTACTCGCCGCATGTCACGGGGTAGTGGTGGATGACATTAGTAAAGTCCGGCAGCACGATTGAGGCGGCCGTACCAAATGTCCCAAGTTCCTCATACATTCCGTGCAGGGCGCGGTAGGTGTTCGACCGTTGGAACACTAGTTGCATGCGCTTTGTCACATCATCAAGCCACACTTTAACAGGCTGATAGGAGTTCAAATCAGAGTAAGCGGTTATGAGTCGAAACCACGGCCGCGCTGGGCTGGTTGCCCCCGCCATCATGCCTGCACCGAGAGTTCGTAGTGCGCGAGTGCCCGTGTTGTCAAGAATCGAGTTGTGCCGGCGACCGCCCTTGTCGCGATCCTGCACAAAGTATCGACCACTGCGCGGGAGAATATACGAGGTCAATTCTTGGTAGTGCGACCACCAAGACGCTCGCTCAGACTTGAGTTGCCCCCATCGCGTGAACAGCCTGTCGCGTGTTGGAGCGTTTGCGTACGAGTTGTTGTCGCCAGTGTATTGACTCATGATTAGCCGCCTAGCAGCGAACTGCGTCCAAGTGCAAGGGAATTGGGATCAACGCCACCGGGGCCTGTGAGCATGGTTGACGATGGGCCGGTCTTGGCGGCTTGTGATGCTGCTGACATAATGCTGTTGATGTCAGGTGTGCGGCGGTTTGCTGCGTTGGTGACCATCTCGGATTGACGCTGCTGACCAATTGCCTTTGCGGTCGCTGCTTGTTGCGCCTTCTTCTGCTGACGCATTGCGTCTTGTTGCGCTTGCTTCCCCATCATTGACGATGCTGCTGAAATGCCAACACCCGCTGCTGCTGCGCCGGCTCCAACTGCTGCCGCGCCGACAGTTGCCGCTGTTGCTGCGGCTGCTGCACCCGCTGTACCGCCGGCTGCAATTACACCGGAAGTACCGAGAATG